TTTTCTTCTTTCTTTCCCTTTAATTCTTCTCCAATAATTCCCTCTGCTATTGCTCTTGCCACGGCTTTATAACCAACTTTTTTATATAGTTTATAGTCATCTTTATCATCCACAAAACAGACTTCCACTAGAATTGCTTTGTTTTTTGTATGATTTAGATAATATAGACCGCTGGTTGTCTTAATTCCTCTATTTTTAAATCCAATCTTGTTCATATTATCTAATATTTTTTCTGCGGCACGCTTTTTTATTCCTGACGAGGCAGTACACCAGATTTCTGTTCCGGCTACTTTTCCATCACCAATACAATCGTTTCTCCCTGAATTTAAGTGAATCGAGATATCTAACGTAACCTCTCTTTTATTGCATTTAGAAACAATTTTTTTTAAAACGTCACCCTGACTTTTTCCATTGTTGCAGGTACATTCATAAACTTTATGTCCATCAGATCGTAAAAGCCGTATAATCTCTTTTACAATCTGCCTGGCCTCTTTTGATTCATCCAAGTATCCCACTGCACCACAGGCAACTTTGTTAGATGGATTATGCCCCGCACTTATGTTATAGCTCGCCATATTTCTCCCCCTCCACTAGCCTTGTAAATGTCTGATGCAGTCCCGTACTGGCAAGCCCGGAAAAAGCTCCAGATATAATAGACTCCAGATTTATCTGATTCTTTAAGATGCATCCCATAAATGCACCGCAGACAGCCAGAATCAATGGTATATATTTATTAGGAATAAAATCTAAAGATTTTTTAATTACATAACCAATAATGAAAGACGCTGTCAGTACCATCGGCATATAATACTCACTGATAAAATTTAAATCCATTTGTAATCTCCTCCCTATTTTTCGATGATACTTTCCAGAAGTTCATCCCTTATTTTTTTCATGTTTTCTATCCCATTTCCTGTAATCTGATGGTTTAGCATTGCAGCTAAACATTTGGATTGCTGTTTCTGCATTTCTTCCAATCCCTTTAATCGTTGATAATCTTTCTCCGAATGTTCTTCTAACTGGTCTACGCGGTGGCTGAAATGCATAGCAGGATATACAATTTTATAAATAACGGCACCCGCTCCGCCAATGATGCTGATGCCACCGCATATTGCTAAAATTTGTTCCAGCACTGCTTGCTCCTTTCCTAACATCTGTTATCTTATCTTGCTCTATGTGTCCATATATCTCCCTCTCCTTTCAAATAGCTGTAGCTAAAAAAGAATAAAGGATAATGAGACCCTTTTACCTTCCTTGACGTCTCTTATCCTTTATTCTCTATGATAACTATATCATCCTTATAGCGGACATTGTGGGCAAATCTAGCTTTCTCTTTTCCAGTAATATACCGTAACATATGGAGGTAAATTCAGACTACTTCCAGTATTCCCATGGCTGTGTGGCTGGTTCCCTCCTACAGAATCATGTCGATGAGAAGTATTTACTGTAAATGTAACACCCCCTACACTTTTATCACCAGTATTCATATCATTTGTCAAAGCATTAGAAGACCCCGAAACAATACCCGAATAGTTCCAGCCTTTATAGCAATACGCCCGAAAAGTACCTGACATATTCCTCTGACCATGATCATGAGAAGGAATTTGGTTCACATTTAGCGTACAGTTTCCTGTTGAGTGCGTATGTATTTTTGAACCTCCTGGCTTCTTTACAGAAAGAAAATCGCTGTCATTCTCATTTACTCCCATTAAAGTTTTACCCTCCGCAAATCTCTTCCAGGTTCCTGGTAAAGAATCATTCGGATTAAATTTTTCTGCAAAAGCAATTACCATTCCAACCGGATACAAATAAGAAAGGATCTGCTGTATATCCGCTTCTAAACTATCTATGGCTGCAGAATGTACATTATATTCTTCAAGGGATACGAATCCGC